AACCATGAACAGTTAATTGGAAAGAAGAACGAACAACACGATCCTGTCCAGTTGTGTTATTATCTTCAATACCCATTGAATCCATATATGTTGAGAATTTGTAATAATTCTTATCACCGAATGCCTGACCATTGAAATGAACGAACTGTTCGAGTATATGATTAAGTTGATTTTGATATTCACACCAAACTATAAAGTCATATGTGACATCAACAAAATCTGGCATTGGTGTTACATAATACTCATATGATGGTTTTCTTTCATACTGTGTGGTAAATCTATCATACGGTGTCATTTTATTGTATCTATGTTGCATTACATAATAAAGTTGTTTTGTTGATGCAACTTTGTTTCTACGCATTTCTTGTTTTATAGCAACATTAGATCGTCTGAATGTTATCAATGGTATTATAGTTTTACCTTTCTTATCTTTCAAGAATCCGTCTTTTTGTATTGATGCCCATTTTTCAGAATTTGCATAAATAACAGGAACAACAATAGATTCACCATTATCTTCTACACGGAGCATCATTTTTTGATCAATAAAAGACTTAACAGAAAAATCTATATCGTAAAGTGTAATCGAAACACTACGAGTTTTGTCTTTATCTCTACGAGTTTGCAGTGATCTCCCTTTACCCAAATCTTGTCTTTGATTTTGTTCTGACCGAACATCATCAATAAAAGAATCACGAGTTCTTCTTATCGGGGGTTTTCTATATTTTGCAGAATTAACCATTATATGTTACTCGGAATATCATTATGATTAGTTGTTATTGCTGGTCTAAATTCTTCTATATGTATTCTTGAACGTCTTGTCAAGTGTGTTGTTGCAATTATGGAAACGTTGTGTCCCCATCTTTCAGTAGCAAAAGAATAGTCAGGATTTTTTCCACCAAAAAATTGATTTTCTTGAACAGCATCTATTTCCCACCACTCACCATTATACTCTATCACATCACCTACTTCTATAAAAATCTCAACATCTTTCAAAAATTCTCTAATAAAAGCAAAAGTAGCAGCTTGTTGGAAGTCTTGACCAAATTCAGTTCCTTCGTAAGTTTGTGCTTGATAATCTATCAATGCCGGTATTTTAACAGGACTATGGTAAACTTTCTTATCTGATTCGTTATACAAATTTGTTTTTGTATTTTCCAAAGAAAGTTTATAGACAGCAACTTCTGTATCTATTATGTCAGCTACCAATTCAATGTTCAATTTGTGAACAAGACTTGAATCTCTTTGTCCGTGAAATAATGGCATAATTTATCCTATGTAAATTGCTAAAGGTGTTCCATTAAGACTGGCAGCCAATGCCTCGGTTTCTAATCTTTTTGCTTCTAATAATTTACTTCTAGTCATTGTATCTAACATGGTTCTTAATTGTTCAACCAATGTTTGTTTTTCTGTTCCAGCTGCACTTAATAAATCAGATGCATTTAATGTTGTTTCACCATTTGGAATTGGTATACTACCATATTTACCACGAATATATCCCAACATTTCTTTTGCCAAAGCCAAACCAAATGAATATATCCAACTTTTACCAACAGAATTTATTTGAGAATATGTCATAAAATCATAAGGAGCATTTGACATATCAGAAACAGTTCCACCAGGATATTTTAATGGATTACTTCTTTCCTCTTTAACTATGTATTCAATCCACAGTTTGAAATCCTTTGTTGGAACAGGAAAAATACGAAGTTCATTATTTATCAATTCAAATGTAAATGCAGATTTACGCATCATATCATTAAATTCTATCGCTTGAACACGAAGTAAATCTGCATACATAGGCATTAACATAAATGATACACCGGTAGAATATGCACCAAATCCAAATGTATCAAGCATTGCCTGATTACCTAGATATGGATCATAAAATCTAATAGATGCCGGTGGAGAATAGTGATGAACTCTTTTTATCTCTATCGAACCACTTGGTACTTTAACATCTCTGATTAGAGCATCTAAATCATACTTTTGTTTTCCAACGGTAATATCTATTGATGATGAATAAAACTTTACATTCCCATTGGTAAACGTTTCACTACCATATTCGGTTGCAAGTTGAATTAAAGGACCCATTCCTGTTGAAATGTTTCTTTGTGTCAGATTTGTTTGAGTAGATGAACCCATTATACTTAACATATTTTGTTGTATGTTAAATTGATTAACATGATATGAATACTCATATACAGCTTCTTCTAAACAAGTATAAAAGTTTACATCTTGTAATTCAATATCAACAAGTGGATAACCAAGTCTTTTTGCACACCAATCGGCAAAAGAATCTGCTTCCACTTGAAATTCTAAATCATTATCAAATGTTCCAAACGGTGTGCTTCCAGTTGTAAAACTGGAACTACCAGGCCAAATAGGAATTTCGGTCATTTATTTCTCGGATTTTGTTTCTTCAAAATACTTCAATATATCATCAACAATAGGATGACGGTGGTTTGTTTTTAATTCATAAACCCCCAATCCATTTATTTTATCCTTCATATTGAATAAATATGGAAGACCAGAATCTTTTTTCTGCTTCAAATCTATTTGTGATATATCACCAGTTAGCATCATCTTCGAGTTGATACCAAGACGAGATAATATCATTTCCATTTGTGCTTTGGTTACATTCTGTGATTCATCAACAATAACGCAAGCATTTACAAATGTTCTACCACGAAGAAAAGAAATAGGAGCAATTTCTATTTTATCTTCCATCATTAACTTTTCAATTTTTTCCTTATGATACAGTTGAAACATATTCGCCTGTATAGGAGACAACCAAGGATCCATTTTCTCTTTTATATTACCTGGAAGAAATCCTAAATCTTCATTTGACACAGTTGGTCTTGTTATTATTATTTTTTCAACTTCACGGTAAAAGAAACATTCAAGAGCAATTTGTGTTGCCAATAATGTTTTACCAGAGCCAGCTTTACCAACAAAGACCGATATATCATCACGAAGGGCATCTGCCTTTATTTTCTTTTGTTCTTCGTTCAATGTTAATTGAAACTGTATTTTATTTTTTATAGTTTTTCTTCCTTTTTTTATTCCTGATGTATTTAGACTTGAACTTTCTTCTTCACTCAACAAATGTTGTTTGTTATCTGTTTCCTCGTTATGTTCAGAACTCATAATGGCTCCTATAATAATTTAGAAAGGGTGTCTCCCATAGATTTTACGTCTGCCTCAATCTTGGAAAATATATTATCCAATTTTTCTGGCTTATGGGTCCACTCAAAACCTACAATGGCAATAAATTCCGAACCTTTTTTTATCGGATATACTACCGCTGATTTAGACCCTCTCTGTGAAAAAAATGCTTTAGTTATTAAGTCCTCTATATTATCTACAACAGGATATACCGCCTTGTGATTTACCACATCTTCTACAAAGTTGGAATAAAGTGACATCGGTAAGTTTTGATATTGCTTGAACTCTGTGCTAACACCTTCTTCGAGTGACTCGAATGATGTTGAGAGTTTGGTCATTGATTTGCCTGTTTTGTATTTACCACCGTTGTGTCTTTGAAGAATGAATGCACGCTGACATTTGTATTCTTCTAACAGTTGGTCTAATATGGTTTGGATTAGTTTGGAATGAGAAATCTCTCGGTCAATTTTCTTTTGTTTGTATTCACCGTATTTGTATTTTAGGAACCAGGAAAGGAAAACACCAAGTAGTGTAGCCATACTGGATACCGCCAATTTTATTATGTCAATATATTGAATTTGAGTTTCCATTTGTAATAAATAGCAAATACAAAATAAAAAAGGGTAACGATTGTCACCCTTTATTAAAAATTATTTTAATAAGAATTAACCAAGAGTTGTTTTTATTAAATCTATTAAAAATCCTTTGATTTCACCAGCTTTAACTGCTGTTAGAGCACCTTCTATTCCGGCAAGTGCATGACCACCTTTGCTTAGTGCATCCACAGCACCTGCACCAGAACTTACTGCAAGAGAAGCAACTATTAACATTTGAATGCCCTCTGCTATTTTATTTTTCGTAGCGTCATCAAGTTCATTATATCGTTTCCATTTACTCAAAGCAGCATCTATCCCTTTTCTAATCATTGCCACCATTTTTTCATGCATATGATGTCCAACATGAGCAAGTTTTTCTCCAGCTTCACCAGTTCCACCCATTTTTTGTGAAATGGTCTTTGTCATTTTACCAACTATTTGCATAAGAGCAGGAACTGCCATTGCAATGCCAGCAAAGAAAAGAGGACCAAGTTCATTTAGAGCTTCTTTTTTTCTACCCTCTTTCAATGCCTTTTTTCGTCTTCTCATTGATTCGGTTGCAAGTTTTGCTAATTCTGGCTCGTTTTTCAACACATCAGCTGCCTTTTCTTTGTCAGTTTCTAATTTTTCAATTTCACCTGTAACTTTACCCAATGTTGATGTAATATCACCCATTGAGGATGCAAGTGCATCTCCAAATTCTTTTTCTGCTTCTTTATCTACTTCTTCTTCTTCTTTCAAATAACGTATCACTTCATTTCTGATAATACGGTGTAATTCGGATTCGGTTATTGTTGGTATTGTTTTTTTCTTTTTCATTACATCACACCGTTAAATTATTTCACATATACAAGATTACCGTCTTGAATCTTAAACTCACCACGAGGATTGTATGATTCAGCCGCAGGTGCCGCACCACCACTTTTTTGAAGAACGGGAACAACATTTATGAATATAGTTGCAACGGTATAGATAGTCAATACTGCCTTTACTGTGGTAATCAATCCTTGAGCAGCAAGAACTATTGGTGCTAAACCAGGTATGAACATAGCCGCGATAGCAGGACCATTTGGTGTTACCGATTTAACAGCAACTTCAATTACTTCTGAAAGCAATCCTCCGATAACTACAAAGGCAAATATACCGGGACCACCCATCAACTTAACTGCCTCTGAAAACTTCTTGAGCAGTTCCTTACCAACAAGTGCAGCAACTATTTGAGCAACCTTTGCAAGTGGGATAAAAACTGCCTGTAATATCTTTATACCCCATTCAACTACACCTTTTAGAAAAGGATTTTTAATAGCACCTTCAAGGTGGGCGAATCCACCGCCTTCCATAAGGAATGCTCTTGCATCTGAACTTCTGAAAAGTTCTTTGATTACATTAGAATTTGAAAAAAATTTATTTCTCTCTTTTATCAGATTCAATTTTACTTTATTTACATTTTCCATTGTTTTCAGATCTTCTAAACCATCTTCTGCCTTAGCAGGATCAACTTTAACATCTTCCGATGGAGCAACACTACCGGCAATCATATCTTTTTCCCAAGTTGGTTTTGCAACCCATTTATCAAAAAATGTCTTTGTTACATAAGTTACAGAATCATTCAATTCTTTCACTTCTTTGGCAAAAGCGTTTTTGTCTGTAATCTTACTTCCCAAATCTTTTGCAGCGTCTGTGACTTTTGCTGATGCACCTTTTGCCTTATCTGCAAAAGAGCCAAATGCCTTTGTCAATCCATCTTTACAAGCGGCTGCAACTTCTGTTACAAGTTCTGTGAACTCACCCCATATCGCCTTTACTTTGCTCCAACCACCAGATAATGCTTCTTTTGCCTTTTCACCGAGTCCTTTTAGACCATCCCAAATATCAGAAAAGAAACCTTCGGATAATATGGCATCACCTTCTACTGATTCAACAATAGTTTTTACACTTTTATCAAGTTTCTTCATTGTTGATTCCGCCAATGACTTTGTTTTGGTTTTACCAAATAGTATTCTAACGGCAACCGCTTCATTTACTGTAAAAATATCTGAAGCCAACAATGAGTTGATTGCAGATTCATCTAATGTTGTAAATTTAATAGTGTTAGCATTTATTCTTTGTGCTAATCTTTTCTCTGAAACAACTTCATTCATAAGGTATTTCAGAGTTTGTTTTTGTTTACGACTGTTTGCCATATTCACTCCATAAAAATAATTTGCATAGTTTACAATAAATATATGTCAAAAATAAAAAACCCACTTTATTAAGTGGGTTGTTAATGTTATCGTTTTTTATTCTTTACTATTTTTTTTAGTGTTTCAACAATCATTGGTTTTATCAATTCACTCAATTTTTCTTCCAGTTTTTGTTTTTTAACTTTTTTCAAAAATGACTCTTGTAATCTCTTTTGATTTTTTGTGTTGTAATTCCGAAGTATTTTCATCGTTGTTTCTGTTAATTTCTTTTTACCGGTTCTCATTTGATAGTATGATTCCATTTTTGATTTTACATCGTCACCATAAGGTTTTTTCAAATCAATAGCACCTGCAGCAATCGCCTTGGCAATAGTTGCAACTTCTGGTGCCTGTATGACCGGCATATCAACTCTATTTGGTGCCCATCCTGGAATCGCCTTTGGCATTTTTGATGCATTTGCAATCATTTTTTCAACTGCACCGTCTACGGACTCTGCCCATTCTTCCAACGCTTTAGTAACTTCTTCTGCAGTTGCACCTTTTATTCCCTTTTCTGCCGCCAATCTTATTTCATCTTCAACCGGCTTACCACCAAATTTTGAAATATCTCCCGTTCCGGTGTTACCACCTCTACCTAAACCTTTTGTAACAACATTAAGAGCAGTTACAAGTGCGGCACCTGGAAGGTCAATCTGTGTTGCTTGCATTGTTGCAGATGGATCAACCAAAAAAGTAGCTGCCCAACGATGGTGTCCATCCATGATATAGTTATCGTTTGATATAATCGCTTGTAAATCCCCACCTGGACCATCTTGCATTGGTGTCTTTTTAAGTAATGCCAAAATAGCAAAAGCAACGGCCTTTGCAGGAACAACTTCCTTTTGTGATGGTTTTAATTTACCAGCAGCAACTGATACTTTCGCTGATGGTATTTTGTCATCTGCTTCGTCACCATCTAACTTACCACCTTTATATGCAGCTTTTGCGGCATCACCAGGAACTGTGCTCAAAGGCATAGCATCGGTTGTTCCAAAGATTTCATCATCTTCAAACAGTCTTCTCTTTTTTCCAGTCTGTTTCATAGAATTTCCCATTATTATCAAAAAATACAAAAAAAGTGTATCTGTTTGAACACTCAAAAATAAATATGTATAAAAAATAAAAAAAGGAGTGAGAAAAATCTCACTCCTTTATTTTTACTAACCCAAAATGGTTTAGATGTCACTGAGAGAATCAATTTGGATAAGACCATAGAACTCTGGACGAACAATCTTCTTCGCATAGCGAGTCATCACGCCTTTTCTTGGTGTGAAGTTTGTTGGGTCGTATACCAATGGTGTCATTACAAGTGGAATGTATGGAGCATACACAGCACCAGTTTCGAGGAATTGTGTTCCACGGAAACCTACGAGAACTTGATTCTCGAGCATATAAGGATTCTTATAGACTGTGATACGGCCATTCAACTGACCAACTTTTTGAACACCCATTGCGAATTTCATACCTTCACCATCAACTGCATAGCCAGGCATTGATTCAAGTATTGTAGCAACTTGTGGAGAACATACGAGGAAGTTTGCACCACCACGAAGTGTTTTCTGATGAATTGTGTTTGATACTTTTTGAATCTTTGTGCCAAGTGTTTGGAACCAAGTTTGTTGGTTAAACGCAGAAGCAGCAGCTTGGTTTGTAGCATAGTCACCGAATGTGCCAGTAGCACCATCATAAGTGCGACCAATACGTGCAGACCATCTTTCTGTTGTTTGTGCATTCTTAATCAACATATCAAGGATTTCCAAATCAATTTCTTGTGAAATGTATTCAGACAACATTGATGTCAATTCAGCTTCTGCATCGATTGAGTGGTATGCATTCAAGTCTTGTGCAAATTCAGGTGTCCATACTGCCTTCAACTTACGTGTTTTAGCAACGATGGATTCTGAACGCAATTCAAGATTGATTTCAGGAATGTCAAGATTTCCACCTTGTAAACCATCTTCAAAGTCACCACGGCTTGTAGCAGTAGGTTGTTTTTCGTATGATACAACTGCATTAGCAGGTTGAGCAGACGCAGAAACAACAAATGTAATTTGTGAGTTTGATGCATTTGCGGTTGTATATTGTGGGAAATAACCCAAAATGTTTGAACCAGAAATCTTAAACGCACGGATTGCCTCAGCATCATGTGTTGTCAATGATGCAGATGCAACAGTAATTGTGAAGATTTTACCACCTGCAAGAGAAGCAGAGTAAGCATTTTGGAACTCTGTATCATACTGATAAACTGATGGAGTAGCGTGTGATACAGAACCAGTTGCACAGTTTGTAGCATCAACTGTAGCAGCAGTTGCAGTTAATGTTGCAGAAGTTGCTTCGTTAATTGAATAACCGAAACGACCTGCACCATAAAGACCGCCTGAAGGATCAGCATCTTTTGCTTCTTTACCAGTTACACCAAATACTGAATCAGCTTGTGTATCTTTTCCAAGATTATTAGCAAATCCAGGTTGTGCTGTACCGTATTTGAAGTCCAAGAAGAATACAAGACCAGAAGGCAAGTTCATTGGTTGAACGGAAACGAAATCTTTCGCAGCAATTTCAGAGAAAATACGGCGAACCAATGGAAGTGCAACACCAGCCCATTCTTCTGAACCAGCTGCTGTACCTGTTCTGTTTGATTCTTCAATAAGTTGTTTTGCTTGATTTTCGAGAAGAACTGCAATGGAGTTCTTTTCATATTCATTTTTCAAATTATCAAGAAGACCTGTTTTTGCCCATTTATTGACAATCTGACGGTTTTCTTTGATAAGTGCCTTGTGGGGATTCCCAGAGGCATTCAATAAAGATTGTATACTCATGTTTTTTTCCTTAAAAAAATTATTTCAAACCTGCTAATTTACGTAAACGATTTGCCATATCATCACCTTCATTCAAAATTGGCTTTGATGGACGTGTGCTTGCTGTTGGTTTAGAAGCAAAAGATTCCTTGATAGGTTTAACTTTTGTTGTTCTAA